CCGGAAGGTGGGGTTGGTGATGGTGTGGGGCGTGTGGCTGTAAAATTCCTCCACCGTCACCAGCGTGGTGCCGTTGTAGCTGTCGCGGCTCCAGATCGGTGTCAGGCGATAATTGCCATCTCGATTCAGCCCATAGTCCAACGCACTCAGCACCGGCGGCCACCACATGCTGGGAATCAGTTTGGTGTAAGACTTGAAGGCCACCAGTTCATCCCCGCCCGTGCGCGGGGTAATGAAGTAGAAATTGTGGTAGCCTTCGCCGCCGCCTTTGTTGAACATGAACACCATTGCCGCGATCACGGGATCTTGCGTGCGCACCTTGCCGGGGAGCTGGCAGTCGGCATAGGTCGTGCCGCCGATGGTGGGCATGGTGAACGTGCCTATCAATGAATCCGGCACGCGCACCACGATGCCATACTCGCCGGGTTTCGGCGTGTCGGTGATGGAGAGGATGTTGGGCTCTTGCGGGTTCATGGGTTACTCGGTGGTCACGGTGCCCAGTGTGGTGATTGCCACATCGAACTCGATATTATAGGTCTCGGTGACAGTGCCGGTGACGGAATTGAGGCCGGAGGTTTTGCGGATGCGCATCTTGCCGGGACGATTTGCCACCGCTGTGGCATCCCAGGCGGCGGCCAGTTTGAACAGCAGCGCCCGCGCCACGATGCGGATGTCTCCGGTGGTGGCGTTGGCTTGCGCGTCGGTCAGTTGTGTCAGGCAGGGGGTGCCGTGGCTGCTCGTGTTGAACACAGCGGCGTTGCTTGCCACAGAATAACCTGAGCCAAGCCAGGTGGAAGGTTTTGCATCGAAGGCCATAAATTGGAGAAGGGTTAAAGTTTCACGGTCGGGGGTTGTTTGGGCATGCTGCCCGCCAGGGCCATGGCGTCAAATTGCTGGGCTTGCAGTTCTCGCGCGCGCGCCCAGACTTCGGACACGCCGGGAAATTTCAGAGCGTCGGTGAAGGCCCGCCAGCGGCCCGCGATCTCGTCATGCTTGTCCCGTGCTCCGCTGTCAGTGATGGCCTCGGCCACATCATCCGCATGCGCCGTGGTCGGCAGCGTCACTAGCAGCCCACGCGGCCCGCACTGCTTCAGCCACAGGTGGCAGTCTTGCGCCGCAGGATCAAGCCCCAGGTCTTCATAGCCCAGGGCGTTCATGAGTTCGGCGGCGGTCATCGGTTTGTAAAATCGGATTGGAATCGGTGAAATCTGCGGATCATTGAGTGGCTTGGAAGTGCATGGCATCGCGGGACCAAAATGCCCCGGCGCTCACCCAGCCTTCACGCGCAAAAGCTTCCATGACTTCGAGCGGCATGGTGGCGCGTGTCGGCCATGCGATGTGGTTGCCGTTGTCGTCGGGGTCGAGATCCACCGCCGCGCCGCGTGCATGCAGGCTGGGCAGGCTGCCGCCACGCATGGCCCGGTTATTGAAACAGCCGGCATACTTCTCCAGCACGCTGCGGTGGGGGCCTTTGGAAAGCTCGGTGAAGACACGCACCAGCGATGCCGCCACCTTGCGGTGACAGCGCACGGTCTTGACCGGTTTGCCTTCATACTTCAGTCCAAGGCCCGCCACATCAGCGTTCACCAGTTGGGATTCATCCCCGGCGGTGCCGTAGAATTTCGTCAGGCTGGCTTGATCCGCCTTCGGCCACGGGTTCCGGCTCGGCATCAGCCAACGCAAGTATTTCTGACAGGCCGCGATGCTCCTCGGCCCCCAGAATCCATCGGGCGGGGTGCCAATCTTGGTTTGCATCAGAGCAATGTCTTTGGAGTTCATTCAGGGTTCAGAAAATCAGGTTTTAATCGGCGAAATCTGCGGACAGGGCTTCTGCCATGTCCATTTCAAATTCAGTATCTCTCCGCAGATACGGGCTGGCCCCCAGATGTCCGGGGTTCACATACTCGGCGGACATTTGCAGCAGCCGCAGGTGGTGCTTCTCGATGGCCTTAAACACCAGTTCCGAGCAAAACCACTTGCCGTTCTCCTTGGCCGGAGTGCGAGTCATGAACTTGAACACACTGCGCCAGTCGTAGGGCATGCCGAGCTGCGACGTGCAAAACTGCACAGCGCCTTCCCACTGCAATGGCGTCATGCCCGCCACTTCATACGCATGAATGCGTTCCCAGTCCTTCGCGGTCAGCTCACGCTCGCGCACGCCATTGAACGGGTAGCTTTCAATGACGCGATTCGTCCCCGGAATCAGCAGCGCCGCATGCGAGTAATGCGAACGGCTCTGCCACTTCACCACGGCCGCGATCGGATCGCCGCCGGTGAACAGCAGCACGCGCCCGCATTCAGTGTCTGGGTGTGAGTTCATGGTTTGGAAAATCGGCTTGGAATCTGCGAAATCTGCGGATGATCAGGTGAGGGCATAGTCCACTCCGGTGAGGTCGGGCACGTCCGCCCAGTCATTGGCGGTGGGGTCAAACAGCGTGAATTGCAGTCCTTCCGGCAGATCGAGAATGGCCCACACAAAAACGTGCAGCGATCCCGGCGTCGCATCCGGCGCGTTGGCGCGGAGTGTTCCCACGGCCCAGGAGCAGCCTTCACTGGCAGCGATGAGTTGCGCGTGATGCACCACGGCGCGCGCCTGGTCCTCGCACTCCCAGACGTTGCCTTGCCAGGGTTTAAACGCGAGATCCGCCGCCTTGCGCAGCATCGCCTTGGGCGGGCAGGCCAGCAAAGATTTCTGCATGAACAGCCGGAAGTTTGGCAGCGTCTTCCCTTGCAGCGCCCGCGCCACCAAAGAATGCACCGTGGCACCGTTCAAACGACGGCGGGCCGGTGCAGGCTTCGGTTTGCGAAAAGGCCAGATCATAGGTTCAGAAAATCGGTTTGGAATCGGCTTGGAATCTGCGGATCATTTAGGTTCCGGTCCCTCCAGTGTGATCTCGAACGGCTGCCCATACATCCCCGCCGCGATGCCATAGAGCTTCAGCCGGTCTTGCAGCGACAAACCCGCGACACTGCCAGCGCAGGAAGTCAGCAGAGAAGCAGCGAGCAAAAGCAGGGTCTTCATGGGTCAGACGATGATTCGCAGGATTTGATACCAGCCGAGCACGTTGCCGTTGCGGTCATGCAGCACTTCGCCGCGACATTGGACGCGGATGGAATCGCCGCTGGAAGTGACCAGCCGAAGCACCTGCGAAAAGTTGCGTTTGTCGCGAACGCTGGCATCCCATTGGCGCTCCACGCGATCCATGTCTTCCGAGTGAATCAGCGTGCGCCATCCGCTGCCCTGGAACTCGTCTTGCTGGCGCACCAGCAAGCGCAGGATGTAGTCATTGGCGAACAGGCACAGGCCCAGCGAATCGAATTGCAGCACGGCGCATTCCGCGAATGACCACGCGATGCGGCTCGTCGCCATGGCAAACTCCGCGCACGCCTTGGCTTCGATGATCTGGCCTTGCAGCAAGGCGCACTGCTCCTTGTGCATACGAAACAGCTCCCCGATGCGTGTCGGCGCTTTGAGTCCATTCCAAAACCACAGGCAGAAAGCCCCCAGACTGTGCCGCCACAGCCACGCCGCGCCCGCACACACCGCCGTGCCCAAACCCAGCCAGGCGTTCCATTCGTCCGGGTTGATGGCCTGCGAGTTGGCCCGCGTTGGCGTTCCAAACAAGGCGCTTTCAGGCAGTTGGGCCAGGAGACTCATGGCACGTTATGCGTCAAAGGTTGCTGCCCCATCTCCGCGAGCACGTCCCACGGCTTCAGCGGCTCGGTGTCCAGGTCGTAGGCTTCCACGCGGGAGCCGGGGAATTGCAGCGCGATTTGCTGCGCGGTGGCGAAAGCAGAATCAGAAAACAGCGTGGCAAGCCACCATGCGGAAGCGGGCAACGCTCCATCGGGCGAACCAGCGGGAACGAACTCCTGTGCCGCGACATCCGCCTCAACGTCAAAATGCTCAGGGAGCAAGGCGCGCACAGCCGCCACCTGCGGCGGAGTGCCATCCACGCGGTCCGTTTTCAAGATGCAAACGGCGTAGGGCATCAGTAAACACCTCCCCAGGTGGCGTTCAGGTTCGCGTGCGCCTGCACGATCTTATCTGCCGTGAGCACCAGCGGCCAGTAAATCAGGTCTGCCAGATCGTTGTTGCCATAGGAGCTGCCACGCTGGCCGATGCGATTCCATAATGTGCCGTTCCCATAAGCAGTCGTGGAACCAAAGGAAAGAGTGCTGGCATTGCTTTGTCCACGCACGGCGGCATTGCCAGACCATGCGGCAGAGAGGATTTCCCAGCCGGTGGTAGAAGTAGATGCTTCAGCATACCCGCCACCAAAACCCCCACGGCCGTTTCCAATCAATGCGGCGGTGGCATTGCGGCCATGCGCAGGCAAGAAGTCCCCATTGTTGCCCAAAGACACCGCATTGGTGCCGTTGCGTTTCATCACGGCGATGATCGTAAAATCGCCCACGGTGGTAATGCTGCTGCCAAGGGTGAGCGCATTAGCCACCCCATCAAACCGCATGACGCGGTTCCCATTCAAACCATTGGCTCCGGTCTTCAGCGTCGGCCTTGCGCTTCCTGCCGCTGTCGCCGTGTTGCTCCCAATGAGGTCAGAAACCGACGCAATCAAATCCCCATCCGCTCCCGTGGATGCCAGCACATTCCACCGCGCCGTGGCGCCTGCGGGCAGGTCGGGGATGCCGCTGCCTATGCTGCTGCCAGCCAAAGTCATGGAAAGTCCGAGGTGCATTCAGAATCAGGCGTTGCGCTTGTAGGCCCGCACGGTGCCGCTGCTCATGGTGAAAGCGGTGATGCCTTTGCCGTTGTAAAGCATCGTGCCGGCAGGAACGGCGAAGCCGGTCATGGCATCGCCACTGGCGGCGTTTTCGGTGAAGGTGGTAAACGTGGCGGCCACGAGCACCTGAATGGCGTAAAAGTCACCCGTCACGGCGGTGGTGCCGGATTCGATGACGACGCCCTGGCAGGCTCCGGCGTTTCCTTGTAGGTCGATGGCGTTTTGCATAAGGGTTTGATTTGGAAAGGTTAGTTGTAGCCGCCGCTGGTCACGCGCTGTGCGCCACCGGTGCGGCTGAAGTCGTAGCGTTCTGCCACGGTGTTAAGTTGGCGCTCAAGCACCTGGTCGAGCACCTGCATGCGCTGCGTCTGGCCCTGCGTCTCGCGCATGGCGGCGGTCACGGCGGTCTTGATCGGCGTGCTCAAGAAAGCAGGCACGTCCTGCACTTCCCATTTGGCCGCTGCCAGATCGGTGGCAAAGGTGCCGCTGGTGTGAGCGGTCAGGCATTCATAGCAGTAGCCTCCGCTTTGCACCAGATCCCCGACCACATACGCGGTGGCCGTCACCCAGTCGGTGGCGGTGTATTTGGGCGCGGGTTTGAGATAGGACACATAAACCGTGGCCGTGCTGCCCACGTCGTCATTCAGCACGATGCCGTCGCCCGTCACCGCAAAGGGCACCGGGCCGGGGTTCACGCTGGTCCACGGATGGCGCTCGGTCACGTTGAGCACCTGGCCGATGGGGTCAATGCTGGTGCCGCGTGCCAGGGAAATAATGCTCGCCACCGCCGTGCGGGAGAGTGTCTTGCGCAGTTCCGGCCAGCCGTCCATGCACCAGTGCCAGGCGTTGTCAATGGCCTGCGTCACCATCTCGGCCACGTCGGCTTTCAGCCGCGTGGTGGTCACGGTGCTGTTCGTGGGGTCCACGTTGATGTTGCGCAGGATGCCGTTTTGCAGGCTGGTGTAGCTCACCGTGTTCATGCCACAGCCTCCCGCGTGATGCGTTCATACTTGGAAGCGCGGAAGATGCCGCCAGCGCTGATCTTGTTCACCGGCGGCGTGCTCGGTGTCCAGCCGGTGCGCGGTTTGGCGCTGCGGTAGCGGCCCCGGCATTGCGGATGCTTCTTGAGGTAGTCCTCGCGAAACTCGGCATGCCGCCAGATGTGCTTCTCGCCACGCTTCTGGCCTTCCTTGATCCAGTGATAGTAAGACGCCGCTGGAATCTCGGCCGCCATGAAGCCCACGCCATCCACCGCTGCGGTTTGCAGGCGGTCGCTCACTTCGCTCAGTCGGTTAACTTCCATCTCACACGCCACCTTCTCGCGTTCCCAGCCCAGGCGAAACTCCGCCTCCACGGCTTGCAGCAGTTCATTGCCACCAGCCAGCGCCAGAGACTCCAGAAAAGATTCGTGTTCGATAGCAGCCATTTGAGAAGGGAGCGCGGGCACTCCTGCCCGCTTCAGTTCATGTGTTTGAAAACTAACCCCACCCCTGGAACGTGCCTGCTGCCCACATGACTAAGCAGCCGACACGCCCCAGGTGTCATGCCGGTCTCCCGGCAAAGGGGATGAGCGCCAGGATTAGTTGGCGTTGGTGAGGTCGATGACCGCGAGGTAGATGTCCACGCTGCCAGCGGTGATGTCCGCAGGCGCGCCGGTCGCACTCTGCGTGGTGAACGTCGCCGTGAGCACGTCGCTGGCGATGCCCACCGTGCCCGCTTCCGTGACGGGCACGGCACCGGACGCGCCGATGATCACAGCGGCGGTCTTGGCGGTTTGTGCGTCAATGAAGTTGTCCGGGTCGCCATCGGTGCCCACCTGAAGGGTGAGCGTGCCGGTGGTGGCAAACGCGGTGCGGATGTCGGCGGCAGCTTTGCTCACGAGGAATTTCGTGGGCGTGCTGCCGAGGGTGACGGTCACGGTGTCGCCCTGCGTCGTCCAGCTTGCGTTGTTGAGCACGTCAAACGGGATGCGCCAGCGATGGGTGAAACCCGTTTCACGGGTCTGTTCCGCCGAAAGGCGGGTGAGGAGTTTGCCATTCGTTGCCGAAGTGGCGGTTGCGAGTGTTACTGCTTGGTCAGCCATAATGTTAGCCTTTCAGAGAATTGAGTTTGGAAATGATGTTGTTTCCGCGTGGGTAGGATGCGCGGCCCCCGAATCCGTCACCTACTAGGAGGTGGCAGCGAATTTGCCGAGGCCCTTGGGGTTCTTGCAGACAAGGCCCACAATGGCGCTGATCACGCCACGGGGTCCGCCGCCGAGATTCGGCAGCGGGTCATACTTGACCGGCTGCTGATAGCGGCACTCCAGCATGTCCATGTCGAGGGCATAGCCGCGATAGCTGCTGTTGGCGCTGGTGGAGTAGTTCCAGCCCAGCCAGTTGCTCAGCACCAGTTCGTAGGTGCCGAAGTCACCGGTGAAGACCTGGATGTTGTCCATCCACTTGCCTTCATCGCCACGGCTGGTGCGCTTGATGGCGGTGTTGCTGGCGAGGTCGGGCTGGTAGCCCACCATCTTGGTGAACTGCTTTTTCAGCGAGGTGCCGCACAGCAGCATGTAGGTATTTTCAGCACCCACCTGCGCATACTGGCTTTCCATCACGCCATTGGCGAGCGCCGTGGTGAGGGAAGCCATGGCGGTGGTGTCGATGGAGGCGGAGGGCGTGAGGAACGCGGAATCCACCGGCAGCACGGTCTGCGCCGTCGCCTTGATCCAGCTTCCAAGACCGTGGCCTTTGTAGCCGACGGTGCCGTTGTCGGCCTGCGCCACGTTGTCCGAAGACCAGGCCACTTCAATGTCGCGCTTGATCTCGAACTGCTTCTTGACGATGGCCTTAGCCATTTCCTGCTTCATGCCGATGCCGGCCACATTCGAGAGGTTCGCACGATTGGACACCTTGGGGGTGCGGCGGAACTCCTCGGTGTAGTTGGAGAGGATGCGGCGGTTCTCAGCCGCGTCCTCCGTGGTGCTCACGTCGGAGCCGTCCACGATGCCACCGGCTTGCGGGGCGGCGTAGGCGTCGGCCTGCCATTGCATGAGGGAATTGGCAGGGTCACTGCCTTTGGAGATGGAAGCGAAGAGAGGGGTCTTCTTCGCGTCCACGACAGCGATCACGTCGGAGAGTGATTCACGTTTGCCCGTTTGCGAGCGATCAAATGTTTGAGCCATAGAGTTAGGTTCCTTAAATTGTTGGGTGTTGGTGAGTTAGATTTCCTGCCCGTCGAGCAACGCCATCGCGGCATCCATCGCCGCGTTGCTGTCGCCACGGGCCAGCCGGTCCAGCGTGCCTTCGTTCACCCGCTGCGCACTGGTGCGCCGTGGTGGGGGCGTGGTGGTTGAGATTGTCTTGGTCACGACTTTGGAGGGTGCCGCCGTCGCAGGCTTGGCACCGATCTTGACGAGCGCATACCCGCCCGACTCCACCAGTTTCCCCACGGCCAGGCGGCCCAGGATCACGGCTTTGTTCGGCAGCGCATTGAGCGCCGGGGTTTCCTTCACCAGATCCAGCACCAGCCCGTTGTGCGGGCTTTTGCTGTTGAACACGAACGGGTATTTCTTGCGGGCCAGCGTCTCGCTGTCTGCCGCCACCTTCAGCGCACTGCGCGCCCGATCCGCCAGCTTGAGCTGGCCTTTCGTCTCGCGCTGGATCTTGCGCAGGTCGGCGCGGGAATACTCCTGCAACTCGCCTGCCGCATTCTTCAGCTCGTAGGTGTCCTGTCCCTGGTCCAGCAACTCTTCCAGCCAGTCCGCCGTGCCGGTCATCTTGGATTCGATCTCCAGAATGTCCTGCTCCGTCTTGACCGCTGCAAACGCGCCCAGATCTGGCAGTCCTGTGGGCTGCGTCTCCAGTTGCTTCAGTTGTTCGGTGAGTTTGTCCTTCTCGGCTTGCAGCGTCGCCAGGGTTTCCTTCAGCTCGCGGGCTTTCTCCCGCTGCTTGAAGTTCTCCTTCTTGAGCGCTTCCACCTTGGGGTTCTCGTCTTCGCTTTCGTCGTCGTCGTCAGTCTCAACCGCCGCGCCCTCCTCCACGTCCTCGTCTTCCTCACCTAACACCGGAGCGTCAGGGTCAAATTCCGATTCAGGGATTTCCGGGGTCGATGGTTCGGCTTTCGCAGTCTTGGCGGGCGATGCTTTCACAGGCGCTTCGTCTTGCGGCTCGTCCATGACGATGCCAGCGAGTTCAGCGGCCATTGCTTCAGCTTCAGCCAGGGCTGTTTGCTCGGATTGTTTGAGGTCCGGCGACTCACTGCGGCGTCCCGACGCCACAGGCTCCGGCACCGTGGGTGCGGGAGCTTCTTGAACGGGAGATGATTTGGTTTTTGCCATGTTGCGGTGCGCAGCCATGCCGCGCACACACACCTTGCACCCCTCGGACATCAAATGTCCATCCCCTGCCGTCACAAGGGAGCGAACGGGAGCGAACGGGAGCGAACGGGACACGAACAGAGCGAACAAACTTTCAGGATTCCACCCGCCGCTCGCTCACCAGCATGTTCTTCAGCTCCTCGCGCAACAGCCGCAGATGCACCGCCGCGCCGCAGGCTTCATCTCGTGTTTGCGGTTTTTGGCCCAGCGCCTCGCTGTCCTCACGCGCTTTGCCAATCGCGTATTCAATGCGCGACATCACCGCCCGCATCTCCGGCGTGTCCTTCCGTCCTGCCAGCGCCTTCGTGCATTCCTCCTCGGTCAGCGGCCCGCCTTCGATGATGGTTTCGATCAAGATTTTCATGGTTTGGAAAAGAGCGCTGGCACTCCTGCCCGCTATTGAGGTGTTTTGAGTTTGACCGGCCAAAACTCACCCGTGTGCTTGGATGCTTCGGTTCTCAATTCGCTACCACAATGGCAGATCCACTGCATATCTTGCTCCCACTCCACGACTTCAGGAGTCGCCTGCGCATCCCAGCGCCACCAATAAAAGCCGCTCTCAGTCGGCAGGTCTGTTGTCCAAGTGTTCATTGTTCTTTGTTGTGTAGTTCCGCCTTTAGGCGGCTTCCGCCATCCCCGCACTCAGTTGCTCGCTCGCAGTCGGCGCTTTCGCCGCTGGCTGCCAGCCGGTGGCTCCGATGCGGGCGTTGTCCATCTGCGTGAGGTCAAATTCCCACTTGGACAGCCGGGCATTCACCTGCTCCTGGAACATCGCATCTTGCTGATACTGCGCCGCCGCTTTGGGGTTGCGCTGGATCTCGCCTTGCAGCGTTTCCAACCGCACGCGGGCGTTGGCACCTTCGGGCGGAACGGTTTCCATGCCGAGCATGAGCTTGGCCAGCGCGGTGCGTTCTTCTTCGACTTCGTTCTTGTTCTTGGCCTGCATGTCCACCATCGCCAAGTCGGCCAGGTTCGGGTCAATGCTGGCGAGTTTCCAGCGTGTCAGCACCACGTCATTGAGCGCCCCGCTGCGGTCGCTGTTCAGCGCTTCGTTGATCGCCGCCCAGCGCTCTTTCACATAGTCGGTGTCCAGGCTGCGCACGTCGAAATGCAGGGCCAGATCATACTGCCCGGCGATTTCTTCCCGTGTCACGGTGTAAGGCATCGGCCCGCTGCCGATCACGCGGCTCACCTGCACCGGACTCATGTATTGCTGATCCAGTGCCAGGATGCGTTGCAGCATCTCGCGGCATTGAATCAGGAAGCCGTTCACGATCCACTGCCGGTGAATCTGAATTTTTCCCTGCGGCAGTTCGGCATGCTCCAAGCCCAGCAAGTTGCAATGATCGCGCCGAATACTCGCCTCCATCTCGATGTTCCCACCGTCCAGCCCCGGCACGGTCAGGAAGGACGTTTCATCATTCGGCCCGTTCGGAATCTTCATGCCCGGTTTGATGTCCCACTTGCCCGACCCACCCGCGATGCGCTTCGGGTTCACCCGCAATGGTGGCAGTGTCGCCAAGCTGGTGCGGTCCATGCGGCTGTCGCGCAAACTCTTGACTTCCCACTGCGCCGTGTTGGCCAGCTCCGGCTCCCCGCGAGTCTGCCACAGGCTGCGCGTCTTCCATTCCCTGCGGAAATCGACAAAACAGCCGCCTTCGTGCCAGTAATCATTCAGCCGGTCCAGCGCGAGGATGATGTGGCCCTGCTTGTCCTTGAGGTCGGGCCGCATGACGATCTCCTGCATGCCTTCGATGCCGTCCTCGTCCACCATCTTCACATAAACATGCAAATACTCGTAGCAGTCGCCGGGATGATCCAGCCTGCTTTGCAGCGCCGCACGAATACCGCGATTCTGCACGCGATTCACCTGCGCCGAAAGGTTGCGCTCCAGAATGGACACATCCATGACCGGAGAAGGCCCTGCGGTAATCATCGCGTCCACAAACTCCGGGTCCCAGTCATCCGTGCGGGCCTTGGCGCGTAGCTCCGGCTCCCCGATGCGGCACACCATCGCCACCCAGGGCGCATCGCGCACATCATCGCACCACGCGGGATAAATCACGTCAATGCCCGGTGTCAGGGCGCGAACGCACGGCCGGCCGGGTTTCTCCACCGGCAGGCGAAACTCCGCCACGCCTTCCGCCCGCATGTCCTTGATGATTTGCTTGATGCGCTTGGCTCCCAGCATGGGGTAACGGCGCGAAATCAGCGCCTCCAACTCCGCCCCACGTCCGCCGCTTTCCAGCGCGTCCATGATCTCGGCTGTGCTTGCTTCGCTGATCAGTGCCGCCGTCTGTTCATCCGGCTCAGCGCCCGTTTCAGCTTGCAGTTGCAGCAGACCTTCACTTGCCAGCAGTTCGGCCAGGTCTTGCTCGGTCAGCGTCTCCCTGCCGGTGGTAAATTCACGTTTCCATGAGGTGTGAATGATCGCATGCCCAAAGAACCGCGTCCATTGCGTGAGGAAATTCATTTCGCGCCACAGTTCGGAGTTAAGCCGCTGTTTCACCTCGTAGTTCAGCAGCGTTTGCACCCGGCCAGCGGCGTCGATGTCGCCCGCTTCCATTGCCATCACCCGCAGGTTGGCGCTGAAGAAGGCCATCATGCAAAGCTGGCTGGTTTCATCCACCGCCGCGTCAATGAGCCGCACACGGGTGTCTGCCGCCCCTTCCCAGGGGAACACCTCCCGCGCATAATTCTTGCCCCACTTGCGCCCGTCCTCGCTTTGGCCGTCCCACAGTGCCAGCATGTTCTCTTCGTTGCTGCGGGCCTGCGCCAGCCATGCCCCGAGGTCGCCCATCTGGTTCTGCACTTGGTCAATGATCTTAACCGTCTCCACGCTGGGTTTCTTCGTGCTCGCGTTCACCGCCTCGTTCTCGAGGTCGTGCAGGCTTTCGTTCTCGGTGTCGGTGTCCATGGGGGCAAATCAGAGCTTGCGCTGATCGTTCACTTCATGTGAAAGACCCAGGAGAACCAGCACGACACGCCGCAGGTATAGCGGCTTTGTCCGCCCCTTCAAGTAAATTCTCGCCTCTGATCCCGGCCCCAGCAGCACCCGCGCCGACTTGATCGGCACGCCCTCTTCCTCCGCAATGTCCTGCACCTGCCACCATTGCAGATACGTTCCCGTGTGTCGCTCCAGTGCCGGTTTCTTTGTGGGTGTCGTGGTCATGGTCGTGTGTGGGTTTGTCAAAAAATTTCAATAGCTCCCGCCGCCGGAGTGCTTCATCCATTGCGGATCGAGATATTCAGGCCGCGCCAGCAGCAGGTAGGCCAGCAGATCCCGCCACTCCTTGCAGGCTTCATCCTTCTTGGCTGTCGTCTCGCGAAATTCCGGCAGCGTGTAATTCAACAGCATGAATTGCGTGTTGGTGCATTCGCGGTTGATCCGCAGCGCGGGTTCTCCCAGCAGCCGCTCGGCCAGCTTGTCCGCGATGAGCAGGTTGCCTTCATCCAGCTTGACACCTTGCGCCGGTTCGCACAGCACGCCGTTAACGTCGTCAAACAGCCGTTCTAGCACGGTGATTTGCTCGCCGCCTCCAGGGCTGTCCACCTTGCTGCCTGCAAACCGCGAGTCGATGATGCTGCGCCCTGGCATGGCGTAGCGCTGCGGCTCGGCGTTTTCGCTCAGCTTGCGTTCTTCGGTGTCGCCCGCCCAGACCGCGCCCGTGCGCTCCATCATTTCCACGATACGCCTGCGCCCTTCCCAAATCTGCCGCGCCCAGCGCGTCAAACTCCAGCCCAGCCGCAAATCATAGGCCGGGCCTTCGTCGCCATTTAGCCGGTCGCCGCTGCTCACCACCGCCCACGGTCCCGGATAGCAACCGTTGATCTCGATGCTTTCACACGGCCACTCCTGAATCATCCACACACGTTCCATCTCATCCACCAGATACCAGCCCATCGCCCACGGCTTGGCCCCGGCGGGATCAAACACCTCGTAAATCGTGCCGGTGCGAGGCAGTTGCTTCCAGTCGCACAGATGAATGTCCGGCTCATACGCCGCGCTGAACTCACTGCGCTGATCCTGTTCCACGTCGCCATACAGTTTCATGCGCACCTGGCGATGCCCGCCGCTCATGGCCCCGCCCATGATGGCGTGATAAGCAGGCTTCCAAATGTTGGCCGAGGTCGGCACATAGGCCACGAGGCGGAGCGGGTCCACCGGCTGCGCAAAGCGTGGCACCTGCGTCCTGGGCGCTCCGGCCATCGTCTTGAGCACGGGCGCGTCTGCCCAGCCGTATTTCCGCGCACCAGCCAAGAACAGCTTTACCGTGGCGGTGTAGCCCTTGATCGGCGTGAAGGCGATCACATGCACGCCTTGCAGCACGGCACCCAGCAAAGCGCGATGGATCAAATGAAACGGCTCGCCCGACTCCAGCAGCTTCAGCAGTTTTTGAATGCGTGCCACAAACCACGGCTCGCGCGTCATCTCCACACGGGACGCCAAACGTGCGTTCAGCGTCTTCACCAGCGTGGGCGGGATCAATTCATCGCTCAAAATGGTGTTGTATTCACCGCCCTGAAACGTGTCTTCCTCCTGCCCGTAGTTGCGCATTTCAAATTTGCCACCGCCCGCAAAGGCCCGGCCTTCTTCGTCGGTCACTTCCACCAGCACCTGGAACCAGTCATTGGTGAAGCCCTTGGCGTTGTAGTTGAAAGCGGTATCCACGGTCGATTTCTTCCGCGCCTGCGCTTTGAGATCGGCCGGCAGATGGTTGAAGATTTCTGGGTGATGCCACAGCCGTGACATCTTCTCCGACTCATGCAGCACCATCACCTGTCCTTGCCAGGTTTCATCGTGCTCAAATCCCGGCGGTTTGGGTGCATAGATGAAATTACAATCCGCCAAATGCAGCAGCGTCTTGGTTTTGCCAGGGCGATTCCCGCCCGTCACCAGCATTTCCAGCACTTCCCCCGGATGCGCCAGCCGCTTGCGGCACAGTTCGACCAGAATGGGTCGGAAGTATTCGCTAATCCAACCAAACTGGAACGGATCTTTGGCCATCCGCTTAATCCATGATTTCCGCAGCTCCTCCCACTGCTTCACCTGCTCCCACGTCACCCGCATTTCCTGCACCCGCTCGTGATAGCGCAGATCGTTCAGAAAAGCCTCATCAATCGCCAGCCGCTCGCGCATCCGCAGCGTGCATCCCGCTTCATCCCACGGCTGCGCCCAGTCGATTTCAACCGGCTGATACACCGCATGCGGCGTCTGCCGGGCCAGTCGGGCTTCCCAGTCTTTGCGGGTTTGAATGCGTTCGAGATCGGTCATGCCTTTCTGGTTTTGGGGTGGCTATCTGGAAAGTTGTTCTGAATAATCACTGTTCGGCTTATTCATCATTTACCAGGAAGCTAGAGGCCGATGAGCAGATGAGATATTCCTTCATCAGTCGGTCCCTGCGAGAAGGGTCTTTTTCGGCGTCGATGTCCCGCTTGATGTCGGCGGCCATGTCGTCGAGTCGGTGGATTGCGGGTGCATACAGCGCCTGCTTTGCCCATCGCGGCAAAAGCCGAACAAGGCGCGGCAGATAACCGCTCTGGGCTGGTTGTAGTGTATTCATAGTCTTAGGTTCGCGGTATCTGCGCTTAGACGTTCAGCCTGGCTGCTGCACGTTCTTCCAGGAGGTTGTCTTGGCTCGCTAGGTAGCCCTCCACATAGTCCGGTGCTGGGTTGATCTCTTCGACCTTGTTCGTCGATTGCCACAGTCCTTTCACTGTCACGTCGTGATGCGCGTCATTCCATCCGCGCTGGTAGTTCTCTGAGCAGGGTTCTTTGGTTTTCATGGTCTCATGTGTTTTCGGGCTGAACCATCGGCTGGTGCCAACGGCTCGTAGTTGATCTATCGTGTTGGCGGTGCGTCTCGCTCGCCGTTGGGCACAGCCTGAGCGTTCGGCTTACACAGCGAGATCACCGCCAGTTGCTCCATCTTGACCACGCTTTGCGCGCCATCGAATGTCGAGTCGCGGAGCAGTTGGGCTTTTGCCACCGACAGCGCCGTGCGGTTGGCTGGAGTGTCTTCGACTTGCACCACCATTCGCAGGAGGCATATCGGCAGCGGCACGGAAGCCGAACCCGGCACTGGTGCCAACCGCCGGGGCTGCTTAGTAGTCTTTGGAGTTTTGCGCTTCGGCGCTGGTTTCTTGGTCTTCATGGTTCTTTTGTGGTTATGCCCCTTGCTGGCAGAGCTTGATCGTTAGCCGGAGAAAGGGACAGTTGATAACCGCCGCCCATGATTTCCAGACTGATCTCTTTGTCGTGGCAGCGTTTGGCCATGGCGATGATTTCAGACTCTGGGATGGTTGGATCAGCCTCAATGATTATTTTGCGCGTCACCGGGAACTCATAGACATTCCGAGTTTCCCCGTTTTTCCATGGATGCGGGATCACTCGCACAACGGCTAACAAGTCGTGGCTGGAGCAACCGCCCCCCGATGTGTTCTCGGTGTCTGTTTTTGATTTCATGGTCGTGAGTGTTGGCCAGCCTCGCCCTCGGGGGCGGTGCCAGCACTTGTTTCGTTGCTTTGCGTTTCCTGATCCGTCACCGGCACCAGCTCCGCTTCCATGACCGGCGCAAAGCTCACTGGCTGCCGTGCTCCGCCTGTCATGAGTTCCGCAGCGGCCTTAAACTCGTGTTCCACACTCACCTCGATGCGCTGCGGAGCGCTGCCGCCCGCGTCCTTGATGGCAATGCTGCCGATCATCATGGCGCTGTTCAAGTCGCCCACCTTGAGCTTGTCCTTGCCATGCAGGTCTTCCATCACCTCGGCCCGCATGCGCCGCAGGTCTTCTTCCTCCACCAGCATGCGCGTGGCGCGCGTCTCCCGCAGGTGCGCTCCGATTTCCCCATCCTCGTCGATCACTTCCGCGATCGTGTTCCGGCTGTGCTTGAGTTCCTTGGCAATCGCTAGTTTACTCCGGCCTTGCGCCCACAGCGCCCGGATCTGCGCCCGCTGTTCCACCGTCAACCGTGAACCATCATGCTCCCCACCCGACCACGCGGAGGGCTTTTTCAGCGTGACAGACACGCTCATCCCCAGTTCCGTGGTGGTCAGTGCTTCGCTCATAAAAATCAGGTTTGAATCGGTGAAATCTGCGGATCAAAACGGAATGTCATCATCTTCCATCCCCTCGCTCAGCCCGCCCGTGTCCTGTCCGCTGATCACAGGCGATCCGCCCGCAGGCCGCGCCGTGCGCTGCCCACCGGCCTCATACTCCTTGGCATTGCCCAGGAACGGCAGATTAGGCGGCTCCGGGCTTTCACGCTCCGCCTTGGTCGTGCTTTCCTTGATCCAGTGCGTGTTGCCAAAATCATCCTTGCCGTCCTTGTTCGGCA